AGAAACAGGAGAAATATCTTAAAACTTTTGATCCAGAACTGGAACGTCTTGCCGGTGCTGAAGGTTCAGGAGTGTGGAACCCTGTATCAGGGCCACTATGTAAATTTTGTCCTGTCTTTACATGCGAACACAACAGGAGGTAATGATGCCTTACAAAAACAAACCTAGACCATACAAAAAAGAGTACGACCAGTATCACGGTACGAAGAAACAGAAGACCAATCGTGCAAAACGTAATGCAGCTCGTGCTACCCTGACTAAAACAGGTACAGTACGTAAAGGAGATGGTAAAGACGTACACCACACCAAACCTATCTCTAAAGGAGGTACGAACAAACGTAGTAACCTCAAGGCACAACCCAAAAGTGCTAACCGTTCCTTTGCCCGCAACAGCGATAAATCGGTGAAGAAAAGCGGCAAAATTACCAGACGTAAATAAACCAACCAAACCCCTATGGAGGGAGCGACATGACCAGACGAAAACGTAAAGTAACAATAGATAACGTAGAAAGTTTGCGTAACAATTTATCTGATGTGTTTGATGCCTTGCGAGATAAAGATATAGCGCATAAAGAAGCCAAAGAAATTTCTAACTTAGCAGGCAAGATGATTACCTCAGCTAAAGTACAGCTTGATTATCATGCCTTACGCAAAGACGAGAATTTTAAAATAAACTTCTTGCACTCTACGGATAAGTAGTTATGGAGGTAAGGAAATGTTCTGGGTGCGATAAAACGCACCCTTTTACTTATTTTCAGACAGTAGCTCAGGTATTAGCCGACGGTACACGCAAAAAATATAGAAGGCTGGAGTGCAATTCTTGTAGGCAGTTCAGACGTAATGGCGGTAGGCTCTCCAAACCTAAAATAGGCCTATCCCAAACACTCGTTGAGGTAGGCGGAAAAACTTGTAAGCAATGTACAACCTGTAGAGAAAGTAAAAAATTAAAAGCGTTTAGCAAAGATAAGAATGCACTAACGGGGTTTGCCCACAACTGTAAAAAATGTGCAGGTGAACGTAAAAGAAAAGATTACGCAATGAGACCGGAAACACGCATTGCAAAGCGTGCTTGGGATGCTAGAAATGTAGAAAAAGTTAGGGAACAAGATAAGATACGAGGGGAAAGATACAGGGCAAAACCAGAAAAACGCGAATTACTTGCGAAAGCTGGAAAGAGATGGAAAGCCGCGAATCCAGAAAAAGCAAAAGCGTCCTCTAAAAAACGCGCAGGAGAATTAACTGATGCTTATGTAAACCAGTTGCTGTGTGCCCATACGGGTGGAAAATATATATCTAAATCAAAATGGCCTGAGATACCCCCTGAGTTGATAGAAGTTAAACGTGCTCAACTTAAGCTGTTGCATAGAATTAAAGGTAAAGGGTAAAAAACGTTAATGGAAATAATTGATAACAAAGCGTTGGTTATTAAAACACGTCGTCCACATCTCATTACGCAGCGAATTGAAAAGAGTGCTGTCGTTGATGAAAGTGACGGGCTGTATGATGTAGCTGTTAACTGGGGACTCAAGGAAGCACAAACCCTCGTTAAGTTACGTATTGCCAACATCCCATCCACTATGGACAGAGACTATATCTGGACGGGCAAGCTCACTCCTTTTGCTCACCAAAAAGAAACGTCTGCTTTCTTTACCCTTCACCCCAAATCTTTTTGTTTCAACGAACAGGGCACAGGTAAAACAGCCAGTGTTATATGGGCGGCTGACTATTTAATGAAACGTGGAGACATTAAGCGCGTTCTTATTCTATGCCCTTTGTCGATTATGAAATCAGCATGGCAACAGGATTTGTTTAAATTTGCGATGCACCGCACTTGTTCGATTGCTTACGGGGATGCTAAAGCCCGTACTAAAATAATTAACGCAGGTGCAGAATTTGTAATCATTAACTATGACGGGGTGGGTATCGTAAAAGATGTAATTATGAATGCAGGATTTGACATGATTGTTGTTGATGAAGCCAGTGCCTATAAAAATGCGCAGACTGCCCGCTGGAAAATCCTCAAAAAAGTAACTGAAAATATTTCCTGGGTATGGATGCTAACAGGTACTCCAGCAGCCCAATCTCCGGTGGATGCTTACGGAATGGCTAAACTAATTAACCCTGAAGGCACCCCTAAATATTTCGGGCAGTTTCGTGACCAAGTGATGCTTAAAGTATCCAAATTCCGATGGGTGCCAAAGCCTAATGCAGTCCAAACGGTGCATAAAGTTTTGCAACCTGCTATCCGGTTTGAAAGAGATCAGTGCCTGGACTTGCCCCCTGTCACCACTGTCTATCGTGAAGCCCCACTTACCCCTCAACAACGTAAGTATTACAAAATGCTTAAAAAACAAATGATGTTAACTGCTGCCGGTGAATCGGTAACAGCGGTCAATGCGGCCACTAATTTAAATAAGCTGCTCCAAATTTCAGGAGGTGCAGTCTATACCGATAACAGGGAAGTAATTGAGTTTGATGTACATAACCGACTAAATGTTGTTTTGGAAGTGATAGCGGAATCTTCCCATAAAGTTCTGATTTTTATACCTTTTACCCATACCATTGAATTGCTTGATGAGTTCCTGAAGAAAAACAATATCAGTTGTGAGATCATCAATGGGCGAGTTCGTCCTAATCGACGCAGTGATATAGTTAAAAAATTTCAAGAAGAAAAAGAGCCCTACGTTTTGTTAATTCAACCGCAAGCGGCAGCACATGGCCTGACATTAACCGCTGCCAATACCGTGGTTTGGTACGCTCCTGTTACTAGCGTAGAGGTATATCTTCAAGCTAATGCCCGCATCAATCGACCAGGACAATATAACCCCATGACTGTGGTGCATATTCAGGGTAGTGAGGTGGAAAATAAGCTCTACTCCATGCTCCAAAATAAGATTCTAAACCACTCCAAAATCATTGACCTCTATCGTCAAGAAATAAGTTCTTGACATTGTAAAGACCAAGGAATATCATCTCTGCTCCTTTTTCTTTATTGAGAGAGTGCGATGAAAAAAATACCTGACAACATGGGTAAAGTAGTGAACGCGTATGTCAATCTGCGTACCCACATTCAAGAACTTGAACAAAAACATAAAGAAGCCCTGGAAGATTTACGTGAACAACTTGAAACGGTTCATGACGACCTCCTCGAATTTTGTACTAGAGAAAACATTGATTCAATCCGTACTCCCTTCGGCACACTTAGTCGGCGTGTTACTTCTTCTTTTTGGGTTACAGATTGGGAAGAAGTGTATAAGGTTATTGCCGAATACGATGCTCCTTTTTTACTAGAGAAAAGAATTCACAATACCAACATGACCGTTTTCCTCAAAGACAATCCTGATACTGTAATAGAGGGAATGCAATCCAGAAGTAAGTACCGCATTCAGGTAAGGAAGCCCACTAAGAAATGAATGTCATACGTACCAAGATTGCGGATGGTGATAAGCGTAGTTTTTACATCGACGGGGAGTGTGTGACTTCTTTGGATTTTGTAGTGCTGGGAGCAGCCCCTGTAGCCCGTGCCTATTGGGGTAAATATAAGGGACAACTTACATCCCTTTGTTGGTCACCCGATATTATACGTCCCCATCCCGATTCCCCTATCAAACAGGCAACACGCTGTATTGATTGTCCTCAAAACATTCAGGGATCAGGAGCGGCAAACACCAAGGCGTGTAAATTTTCACAAGTACTTGCAGTTTCTCCCCCTCCCTTCCATGAGCCCTTTCATTTCAAGGTCTATGGAATGTCCCTATTTATAAAAAGCGGAGAAGGAGAATTTAATTGGCGGGCTTACACCAAATACTTGGACGAGAATGGTGAACGCAGTGATTCGATTTTAACCCATGTTTTCTTTACTTCACGTCCAAGAGGGCAAGTGGTTTTCAAACCTGTACGATCTTTAACTGAAGATGAAAAAGAAGCAGTAAATAAGCTCCAAACCCATGAAAACACTGAACATATAATTACAAGTAAGCCACATGCAGCTTCTATAGGTTCCCGATTCGGGGTGGAAGATGGATTTATTTTTAACTTAAACTAAGCCGGAGAATATTATGGCAGAAAGCAATATCGCAGATACCCATTACATAATTAAGCATGTGAAAGCTTCATATCCAAGAATTAATCAAACTTATCGCTTTGATAAGAATGCGGGTAAAAAAGGCAAGAGCGTACCATGTGATCCGCTTGCTGACGGTGCCCGTTATGAACTCGATTTTATAATGGATAAAGATCAGGCAAAAGAACTCTACGGAGTTATGGCAGAAGCTTATTTAACTGCTCCTAAACGAGACAAGGAATGGCCTGAGAAGCTAGAGATGCCCTTTAAGCCCCAACAAGATGATGGTAAAAACACAGGAAACTTTATTGGGAAGGCTGTTATAAAAGGGGCGTACGACAATGAGCCAGTAGCAAAGCCGCCTGAATACGACAGTAAAAAAAATGCGCTTCCTGAAGATTTTTTACTTACTACAGGAAGTACAGTGAACATTGCGGTTAAACTTGTACCCTACAACATGGCTAACACAGGTGTATCCTTACGTCTCCTGGGAGTTCAAATCCTTCACTATATCCCTTATATAGCTCCTTCTCCCTTTGGAGAAGAGGAAGGTTTTTCCTACCAACCTCCCACGGCAGACGCACCAACTGGCATGGATATGTTTGGTACGGATATACGTCCTGCTCCTGTTGAGGAAACCCCTCAAGAAACCCCCGAAGACGATATGTTTGAGGAACCTGTTAAAAGGGCTCCCAAACAGGGCGCTGCTGCAACTCCATCCGGCAAGGCTAAACTTGCAAGCGTTATAGATGACTGGGCAGATGATAAGGCCAAGTAATGAGCTACGGTTACACCACTAGGTTGGTTCAAACTAACAAGGATGCAGATCGGAAGCTCTTGGGTGTGCGATTAGGACGAACGTGTATTAAGCGAAACGTCCCGGTCGTGCACTTGTCTCATACGTTGGGAGTCTCCAGGCAAACCATCTACAACTGGTTTTCTGGTACAAGTACTCCGCAAGCCCAGTATGTGCCGCAAATACAAGAACTTTTACACAGTCTTATAAAACAAGACAGCACAAGCGCTGGCATCTACCTACTTCCTTAAACAGCAAATGCTGTTTTATTTACCGAGGGTTCTTGGGGGGTTAGTCTCCCTATTAATAACAAGATGGATGATTTTGATCTCATAACTACTGTGCAACCAGAGAAAGGTTGGTTTGCAATTTTGGGTATAAAGCATGAAAAAGATGTTAAGCAACGTCTTGTAGCTACTAGGAAAGAAGTAGATGCTCTTGCCGCAGAATTTGTTAAAGAAAAGCGCAACGTATTCTTTGGTGTGGCTAAGTACACTACCGGAAAAAATAGAACCCAAAATAATGTACGTGCATTAAAGTCTTTCTGGCTTGACATAGATTGCGGCCCTGCTAAAGCTGCCATCAATGAAAAAACAGATAAACCCTTCGGGTATATAGACCAATCTACGGGGGGTGCAGCACTTAAAGGCTTTTGTACTCTCGTTGGCTTACCCAAGCCTATCATCGTTAACTCAGGGCGTGGGCTTCACGTTTACTGGGCCTTAACTGAAGAAGTATCTCCTGAGCAATGGCAACCTGTCGCTGACCGCTTGCGTCAACTTTGTGTTATCCACGATCTCTATGTGGATGGCAGTGTCTTTGAAATAGCACGAGTGCTAAGAGTCCCAGGTACGTATAACTTTAAAGATGATCCCCCTACTAAAGTAGAAGTAATGTATAACGCTCCCTTAGTAGATTACACTACTCTTTACTCTATTTTAGAGGTAACAGAAAAACAAATCCCCACCTCACCACACCACCCTACTGAAGTTAACAAAGCTTTTTTTAAAGACACCATATCCAAATTCAATAAAATTATGATACGCAGTGCAGAAGGAGATGGTTGTGCCCAACTTCTTGACTGCTATGAACAACGGGCCACCTTGGAAGAACCTCGCTGGTTTAATGCTCTCTCCATTGCTAAATTTTGTGTAGACAAAGAAGAAGCTATACACAAGTTATCCCGAGACCATGCCGAATATGACTACTATGATACTGAACTTAAAATCCAACACATCGTTGGCCCGCATACATGCAAACAATTTGACATAATAAACCCTGGTGGGTGTAAAGACTGCCCCCACCAAAATAAAATTACAAGCCCTATTCAGCTAGGACGAGAAATAGCACACGCTACAAAAGACGATAACATCATAATTTTCCCTACGCCTGAAGGGAAAAAAACTACCCATATAATTCCTGATTACCCTGCTCCTTTTTTTCGGGGAAAAAATGGGGGTATTTACTACATGCCCCTAAAAGACGAAGCAGAACCCATTCGTGTTTATGAGCACGATCTCTATGTACTTAAACGAATGCGTGACCCCATAGTAGGGGATGTAGTGGTTATGAAATTACATTTACCACGGGATGGAGTTAAAGAATTTGTATTAAGTAATGCTCAAATTATGGACAAGAACGAGTTGCGCAAACGACTTGCCAGTGAAGGAGTTATATGTGGACTTAAAAAATTCAATTTATTAGTGGAATACATCCACGCAGTAATAAAGGACTTACAGTATCAAAAGAGTGCAGAAAAAATGAGACAACAATTTGGGTGGGTGGATAACAACAGTAAGTTTATTATTGGAGACAGAGAAATTTCACGCGATGGTATTTACTACAGCCCTCCTTCTTCTATTACTGCGGCAATGGCTAATCATATGCAGCCTAAAGGCTCACTGGAAAAGTGGAAGGAAGTCTTTGCTCTTTATGGTAAACCCGGACTTGAACCCCACGCCTTTGCAGCCTTGACTGCCTTTGGTTCTCCCCTTTTAAAATTCCTGGGGCAAAACGGAGCAATCATTAACTTAATTCATCCTAGTTCTGGTACAGGTAAAACTACAGTGCTACATATGTGTAACAGCGTGATGGGTAATCCTGAAGGACTTTGTGCTAACTGGAGTGATACCTTAAATGCCAAACTTATGCGTCTTGGAATTTATAACAATATTGCTTTCCCTGTAGACGAGATGACTAACATTAAAGCCGATGAATTTTCTACCTTGGTTTACAGCATGTCACAAGGAAGGGGAAAAGATAGGCTTAAATCTCAAGGTAATGAGTTACGCATTAACCTTACTTCATGGCAAGCTATTTCCTTATGCAGTTCCAATGCTTCTTTTTATGAAAAAATGGCGGCTGCTAAAATAGCTCCAGATGGGGAGATGATGCGGTTATTGGAATACAAAATAGATTACACCCCCATCATATCTCCTGAAGTTGCTAAAGCCATGTTTGACCACCAGCTTAAAGAAAACTACGGCCACGCAGGCCCTATTTATATAGAGTGGTTGGTAAACAACTTAGAAGAGGCACAGGACGCTGCTCTGGATGTTCAGCGTAAAATAGATACAGAGCTTAAGCTTACTCAGAGAGAACGTTTTTGGTCAGCAGTTTTAGCTGCCAATATTACCGGAGGTTTGATTGCTGACAGACTAGGCTTATTGGATTGGGATTTAAAGCCCATCTATAAATGGGCAACTAACATGGTTACTGAATTACGTGGAGATGTAACACCACCCACCACTAATGCTTCTGCTCTAATAGGGGATTACATAAACAGACATGCACAAAATATTCTAGTAGTAAATGATAGCGCAGATTTACGTTCCCAGATGCCCGCACTTCCTTTATTAGAACCTAAAGGAGAACTCCTTATCCGTTATGAGCCAGATACTAAGAAAATGTTTTTGGCTGCCAACGCTTTTAAAAATGATTGTGTAAAATATCAGGCCAATTATAAAGATACTCTTAAACAACTTTCTTCTAAAGGATATTTCATAGGCACACTTAACAAACGTTTAGCCAAAGGAATGAAAATTGTTTCCCCTGGTGTGCATACTTTAATGTTTGATTGTTCAGGCCCTGAATTTTCAATGGATGGCATTGTGTTGCCTGGGACTACCAATGAGAGTGGAGAAAGTTAGTTACAATATAAACTGGAGAGCCTTTAAGCGTGGGACTTCCTTTTTTATTCCCTGCTTAGATTGTCGCAAAGCCAAGAAAACTATTTTAAC